AATCGTCTATGTACATCAGAAAGGCAAGTCATCAGCATCAAGCTGCGTTACTCTAATGTTTGGCTCTTCAGTTTTAACATAAGGCTCACTAAAAGAAGCACTAAAATACTTTGTACCCTTTGAGGACTCTTTAAGCCATAACGCTACTTCCATATCTTTACCATTTACATTTACTTTCCCTTTGTAATCGGGATGGTTTTCGGACTTCTTGTTATCATTTTTAAAGATAGCACCGCTGTTGTTTTTTGTTTCCATTGTTAATCGTTTTTAAGTGTTAGTAAATAAGCTATTGAACAAACCCAACCCCAAACTATTGCAGGTGTGAGCAGTATTGTTAGTAATATAATCATATCGTTTCTATTAATTGGTTAAAGTAATCTCTACATAGTTCTATTCGTGTTTTTATTTCTTCGATTACAGACTCATCACGTTCGATTACAAAAGTCTTAATTCGTTTTTCTTTTGGTATATGGTCAAAGTTATGCTTAGCTTCTACAAAGTTTCTTATTTCTTCGCTCTCATCTATTGACTGTTGCTTCCAATGTTCTCTCCTAACCTCATCTTCAACTATTTCAAATGGTGTATTAATCAGGCAGTAACAAAGTAACGCTTGAGTTTTATTAGTTAACCAAAGGTACCCTTGAAGTTGAAAATAGTACTCCTTATTAGGGCACTCAGTTTCATCCTCGAAAAACGGAAAAGTAGTAGCATCCCAACTTGATTTCACATCTAAAAGAATGTCAGTATTAACATCGGGCGTTCCTGTTATCCAATCATTGCTAAAATGTTCCTCATTCTTATAAATAAATCCAATATCTAAAGTGTCCATTGCTAAATTAATAGCCTCATCTTCTACGGCATTACCCTTGTCTGTGTACCTACTCCAGAATTCCTTATAGATTCCGTATTTCTCTTGTAATACAAGTTCCTGTATATAAGTCTTTGTAGTTTGTGACAGTACCTCGCTTTTTAAACGAGGCTTTGTCATAATTTTTCCTAATTGGCTGCATCTTACTTTCATTTTGAAATAGCTTTAAGTTGTTCAGGTGTTAAAGTGAAATCACTTTCAAGGTCTTCAATTGAATACTTACCACTTACAATAGCATCTAATGCCTTATCAAATCTTTTAGCGTCTATCGTAGGCTTCTTTGGTTCGTGTTTAACTTGTTCGCCTGACGCATCGGTATCCTTATCAGTTACAAGTCCGCAAATCGAAGATAAAGCGTATCTGCGAAGGTATGTGATAGCACTACCTAATACTTGAAAGTCGTTCATACCTTTCAATTGTACATTTTGTGGTATTGCAGTCTTGCTTTCTATACTTTCACCACTTTCACAATGAAATAAAATAGTAATTAAATCAGTGCCGTTGATTAATTGTGTGAAACCTAAGCCGTTTTTCTTTAGTAATGGGTTAATAGTCTCAAAGATTTTAGGCAAATCGGCATAAGTGTACCCATATCCTTGTGTTGCTTTGTGAATTACAGGCACTTCCTGTTGAAATGTAGCTAAACTTTTAAATAAATTTTTCATAGCGTTTGTTTTTAAATGGTTAATTATCTTCAAATATAATACTTTTATTTTAATTAGCAATACTTTTTTAAAATAATTTTTGTTGATTAGTGTGATTAGTTATTCTTTGTATTGCTTTGTCAAAGTATTCTTTATCAAGTTCGCAAGCTGTTAATTCGTATTTATAATCGTGGCAAGCTATTGCAATACTTCCACTGCCTAAATGCGTATCAAGTATTTTGTCTCCTTCTTTTGCATATTTTTCAAGTAACCATTTATAAAGTTGTATTGGTTTTTGAGTTGGGTGTATTTTCCCGCCTGTTCTATTATCAAATTTAAACAAACTACTTGGCATATTAAATGAACTCCAAGCTAATTCTGTTTTGCTATAAGTTTCCCAAGGTTGACATTTATCCCAAATAATTGGACATCTATAAATTGGTAAATCAAAATAGTTCCCACCCCAAATAATTTGATTTTTTGATATTCTAAATAATTCAATAAAATATTCTTTTGGTGGTGACTTATCCCATTCTCTAAACTTTGCTGATTGAGTACCAAAAATTCTTTTTTTATTTATATCACCTCTATTATTTGCACTTTCTTTTCCTGTTATTTCTTCAATACCATAAGGCGGGTCAACAATAGCCAAGTCAAAATAATTATCTGGGTATCGAGCCATTAACTTCATATTATCTTCGTTTGTGATTGTTATTTTATCTGTTACTTTCATAGCTTTTAATTTTACTTTTATAAATTTCTATTATTTCTTTTAATTCTTCTTTTGTCCACTTCTTTACATCGTGTGCTTTAGCTTGAAGCTGCATTAATCTTTCCCCTCCTATTCTCTTTTCAATTCCTATTTGATAGTTCAATAGATTACCACTTAAAAAAGTGTTGCAGTGTTCACATTGTAAATGACAATTGTCTTCATTAAATCTTACTGCTGAATGTCCTCCCTGTGAAAAATAATGTCCACAATTTTTCTTCTTTGGTGGTAGATCACAGCTAATGCAATTTAAGCCCTCATCACGCATCCTAATAAACTTATTGAATACTTGTTGGGTAATCTTAAGATAATCGCTTAGAGTTGTTAAATCAGCTTTCATTTGGCTTTTCTTCTTGGTCCATTGCTTTTCGTTTTCGGCTTTTACCCAAACTTTAATGCATTCGTCTTTTAGGCAGTATTTTTGAAGGAACTTTACAGGATCAAATTGTTCTTTGCAGTTTTTACATCTCATACATCTTCAAATTTAGTTCTGCTTGTTTTACTTCATATTTTAATTCAAGGTTTAAGCGTTCAAGTCTATAAGATGTCTCAACCTGCATTCGTAATTGCTTCTCCATCTCGTGAATAAAAGCGTACACATCTTCAAGTTCGGTTTGGCTTTCTTGCATAGAATTTATTAAGTCAGTTCTATTTGGGTGCTTCTTAATTATTTCGTCTTTTGATATTTCAATCTTAATAATATTTTTCTTAAGTATTGCTTTTTGTTTTAAAAGTTCTAAGTTCATAATTTAAAATGGTAAGTCGTTTAATTTCTTTTCTATCATTGTTAATTTTTGTTTTGGCCTGTGCTTTTTTAAAGGGTCAATGCCTCCAATAGTAAAGCCTAAACCTCTATTAAATTCACAAAGTACAGGAAGCTCTAGTTCAGTGTGTTTACCTCCAGTGTCCATATCTTTGATTTTTTCTACACCTATCATAGTTAAAAACTTCATATCCTTATGCTTAATTAATCTATGGATTACAAACATATCATCACACCTGTTTAAAAATGCTTTACCTCCTTCAATGTGGTCCTTTAATGGTGGTTTAAGGTGTCCTTTCCAATGGTGCTGCTCAGGGTATAAATTTCCACTTCTACCACTTTCACTATTTGGGTGCGTGTTTATATAGATGGTTTTGCCTGTATTGTTTACAAATTGGCGGGCCATATTTAAAAACTTGTAGTTACCTTCATAAGTCATATCTCTATCTAATCCTGTAAATGGGTCAATAAGACAAGCATCTGCATTTGAGTTACCAAAAATAGCTAAAAGTTCTTCGGGCTTATAAAGTTTACTATTATCCACAAAGTCAAAATTTTGTTCTAAGTAAGTTGAGTATTTATGAATTTCATTTTCTGTAAGCTCTTTAAATGGTTTGCCTGAATACATTTGTATCATATCACGCATTAATTGACCGCTTTGATTTTCGCCACTCCAAATTATAAACTTTAAATTTTGTTTAATTGCAAGTGCTAAAAAGTACCAAGTAATCCAGTAAGTTTTACCAACGTTATCGTGGCCCAAAATAATATTTAGTTGTTTAGGTTTAAATCTTAAATTATCATCTAGGGGACAATCTAAGCCTAAGCCTTGTTTAATTTTACCATTACGGTAATCTAACAAGTAATTAATTGAGCTTCCTTTTTGCTGTATCATTTTGAATATTTTTGTACGTGTGCCATAACGTGATTGTATAAAATATCATCGCTTGAAGCTTCAGGTGATTTAGGTTCATTTCTCTTTAACCAATTTTTAGTGGTCAAATATAAAGATGTATATTTTTTATTCATAGCATTATTTTCAATTTGGTCTAATATATCATCAATATCATTTTTAGTATAAATTTCAACTAACTTTTCAAACTCTTCTTGTGATAAACTTAAATGGTCAAAGCTTCTATATATATTC